TCTTCGGATTCAATTAAGTTCCTTACTCGTCGACCAAAGTCTTCCGAGAGAGACGCGGTATGGGTACCCATGATTATTTTCTTTTCTGGGTAGTTACCCAAAAAGTACGCTGGGAACAGGTAGCTGGAGAACTCCGACTTACCCATACGGGGTGCAATATTAATAATCACCCGTTTCTTTTTACCGTCTACGACGTCTTGGAATATTTTGGCTAGTTTTTTGTGATGGGGTCCCACTTTGAACCCCGGATATACACGTTTTGCAAACGCTATCGGGCTCTTTTTTGCCATTTTAAGCCGATGCCTGTGTTCTTTTTGTGTTAACTCGTCTAAAAAGACAAGTTTCTCGTATTTGGTCATGTGCTTGAGCGCTTTTTGCGCTGCAAGCGCCTCTTCTGGGGTCATGAAGTCGTAGTTCATTCTTTTTCCTCGACATCCACGATGTCAACAACGCCCATATAGCGCCCCAGTTTTTCTTTGATGCGCGCATCTAGCTCTTCATCGCTGATTTCTTCGTTCTTTATCGTAACTCTGTCTGTAAACAGCGCCACTTCTGTGACCTTGCCCAGCAACTCTAGTGCTTTTAAGCGTACCTTGGCGTCGGGGTGGTCGGTTTCTTTAACTATTTTTGCCACGCTCATACTCCGTAGCTCTTCTGCCTGCTCGATAAACTTCCACTGGTAGGCAGTGACCATCCCAACGGCTGACTTTATCTCGTGGGGTAGGTCAAGTTGTAATAGTTTTTCTTTTGCTTTGGGGTCGTGGGTGACTAAGGCGTTAAATGCGTCTGTGGTTTTTTCTTCTTGGGCTTCAGTTAGTATCTCGTCGTCTTCTTCGGTAAGACTCTTTAACCACTGGCTGGTTTTGTGCTGTGCGGAGAGGGTTTGCGCTGGGGTTGCTTCGTCTAAAGACGTGAAAGCCGCCGGATCTTGTATAAGATCTGGGATGAAGTCTGCTGCCTTCGCTGTTACCAGGTGCTCCAAAAACATCGTGTGTCTAATCTCCTTTGGTTGCGTGGGAAAACACGGGGTACTGCTGACACGGTTACACGGAGTGTAACCGGTTTTTCTTTGTTGTGTAAAGTTTTTTATGTATACTGCTCTTGCCGCAGTTTTTTCCTTCGTTTGGACTGCGGTTCCTCGTGGGTTCACACTCACCTTGCGCCCCCAGCAAAGTCTGGGGGTTTTTTTTCTGTATACTGACTTTGCTCTTCACGTGAGCACGGGGGTGGTGGCGTTTTAGCTTCACATACTTGGTGTCACTACCCCCACCTGTCTAAAGTTTGACATAACCCCCCTATTTTTTTACAAAATTTGACAATTTTTTATTTTGCGGGTGACGAACACTGTTATTGGTCGGACGCATGCCACACGCAAAATTGGTTGGGTGGGTATCGGGTGGGGTCAAGAACAGGGCAAATCAGGGTTCTCCACAACCCGTTGTGGTATAATTAAGGTGTTGGTTGAGTAGTCCAACACAAGCAGAGCCAAGCCTAACCGCTTGGCTTTTTCTTTTTGGGGACACATGTCCCCGCATTTATCAAGGAGTATTACTATGCAATTAGTTAATCAATACAAATCGTTTGTTATCGCCAACATCTCATGGGCTGACGCATTGGCTCAGGCTTTGGGGTTCAAGAACGCTGACGCACTCAAGCAAGCCGAGGATAAGGGCAAGAAGTTCTATCTATCGGAATCTGTTGTGGAGAAGTTGGCTCATGCTCACGCCGAAGCCTACGGAGAGAAGCACAAGATAACGATTCACTATCAGCAGACATCAACAGGGTCTTGGCAGTTCTACTCTGATGAGGAGTGCAAGCGTGAGGACAGACACGACACCGCCACGAAGCAATGGCAACGGAGTGTTGGCAAGTATCACAAGACTAAATCTCCACAACGCATTGCTAAACAGGTTGATAAAGTTGCCAAGAAGATTGAAGCCTTACGCAAGGAGTTTAGCAAGGCTGAGTTGAAGCGTATCGCCAATGGTATTGTTTAATCAGGGACATTTGTCCCCAACACATTTGACAGAAATTACAGGAGAAGCCAAGCGGGCGAGGTCGCAAGGCGATTCTGTTTTCTGTCAAACCTATTGCAGTAAACCAACGAAGGAGTATCACCATGTCAGCAATGAAAGACCTAGCAACACCTGTTTTAACCCTAACCCATGACGAGCATCAAGCCTTGATTGCCGTTGTGTCTTACCTGATGGAGAACGAAAGCCATAGTTGCGAGGAGTTTGTGGCAAGCGGTGGTGCTATGAAAGACCACATATACCACAAGGCAGTTGTTCTCGGAAACGCTTTAAGAAAGGAGTAACCATGTTATCCAAAGAGCATTGTGCATTACTTAAATCAGCAAAGACTGTGCAGGTTGTTGCACAGAAACCCAAAGTAGTAGAAGCACCCAAGCCCATATCCATGGGCGAAGCCTTTAAGCAGTTCAGCATTACAACCTACCAACGCAACAAATACTGAAAGGAATCAAACCATGAAAGCATCAACATTTATCAGTAAGTATCCTGTATCCGCTATCGCAGGCGGTGCTGTTATCGAGGACACAACCACAGGGCAACCTGCCTACATCTTCATTAGTGCGGAGAGTGCGGGTAAGTTTTGGGCAAAGGCATACAAGCGTAACCCCAACCTATCCATGGCACAGGTAAAGGCACGCCTGTTTGACTACCTATCCGAGAAGAAAGTCTTGCGTGATGTGTGGTCTGCATGAACGATTGGGGACACTTGTCCCCAACTTGTTGTGGAGAACAGGGCTTTTTGGGGTGGTGGACAATAGTCTACCTTTTATACCCTAGTGGACACATAGTAGCCACCCCGAAACCCTTGTGCGTAAAGGCGATGTCCACTTTGCAACCTACCTATATATATAAATATAGATTATTCTTATCTAATAATAAGTAAGAAAGAAAGTGGACACCTGCAAACCTAAGAAAAAAACTTAGTCTAAAAGTTCCCAAATTTTCGTATATAGGTAGGTTGCATCTTGATTTTTATCTGTTACTATAAGGCTTACGAGGTGGCTACCATTGCGTCACCATGCATATAAAAGGTGGACAAATGTCAGGCAAAACCAAAACTTGCACCCATTGTGGTGAAACAAAACCCATTGATGCGTTCAAACGCAAGCTAACTAAACGGCAGAGTTGTGCCTTGTTGCATCGGTCATCAATCAGTCAGGGCATAGTCGTTGATAGCGTGAGATGCAACACTTGTTGGCTCATGACCAAAAGCAGAAAGCCCATGACTAAAAAACAAATCCGAAACAAAATCGAATCAGGCGATATCAAGCGTGTGATGGGTGAAATACTAATAAAACAAATCAATGAAGCCACACCACAAAAGCGTAGCCGAGTCATGAAAGAAGAATGGCAAAAGCGTAAGACCTCATGGGTCAAGACCCTGAACGATAACTTACAGCAACAGGTTGATACATACCGCAACAGATACTACGGCTACAAGTACGCCGTAAACAAAACAGGGCAGGGACAGATGTCCCCAGACCAAGGTAAACAACACGCCATGCTAGAACAGCATAGGCAGAACTACGAACAGGCAATACAGATTAAGAAACGCCTGATGGACAGAGCCAAGTCAGGCGAGAAGATTGAAGTTGATGTACAGATAGTGATGTATATAAAAACGAAAGGAGTGAGTGATGTTGAAAGTTGTTGATGCTGAGAAGGAATACGCCCTTGGCGAGGGCGGTAGTTTGATGGTGCAGGACAGGGAAGACCCTGACGATTGTGTTCAGGTAGATGCTGAGCACTTCTCGGATTTTGAACGGGATGTGTGGTGGTTTTTAACTAAAGCGGAGGTGTGTAATGAGTTGGTTCGATAAGTTTGGGTGGGTGCTAGTTGTATTGGCATTCGTTATGTTGGCGTGTCAGTTGATACGCTTCTTTGTATGGGGGTGATATGAGAGATGTATTGAAAGAACGGGGTTGCCTGTCTATTGATGGGCGTAGGATCGTGGCGTTTGTTGGTGTGCTAGATGATGCTACGCCTAACGAGTGCTTGGACTGTAAACATATAGGCAATACCCATGCCGAGTATGAACTTGATGGGGTAGACGAGGCAGAAGTTGTATGCCCTGAGTGCGGTAGCCTTAGTTATTACGAAGGGAGTTGATATGTATAAACAATGTTTTAGGTGCGGTAAGCAGGGCGTTAGTCGTTGCCACGCGTGTTCTAGGTATGTGAAGGCAAAGAAGTTATTGCATGAGCTATGCGAAAGAAAAGCAGGGACAGATGTCCCCAACAAGTAGCACAAACCCATTGACAAAGAAAGTGAGGTAAGCATGAGTGAGTTCTTAATGGAAGTAGGCGGTTGGTTAATAGCCATTGGCATAACAAGCGTGATGTTTATCTTGTTGATGTATTGCTTGGCTGTTGTGTTTGATGTGATAACGAGAGAGAAAGGGTAGGTGATGACTAATTTTGATAGATTCCTAGACTACGAGTGGGCTAAGGCTTGCGAGGCAGATGATGCTGAGGAAGGTATGGTTGGCTTTTGGGGCGAACGCTGTGATGTCTACCAAGAGGGGTGCTGTGCCTGTGATGCGTGGAAACGCTTTGACGAAACAGGGGAGATAGTTAAACCATGACAAACAAACGAAGATACCTGTATATGCACAGGGGTGACAACGAGTGGCTAGCGTGTGATCGCCCAACAGATGACACCGCAGGCGAGTGGGACGAGATGTGGGCAGATCTCAAGAAAGACTGCCCTCATGAAATCGAGATCAGCGATGACATGAGTTGCAACGAAGAGTATGGCGAAACGCCTGAGTGGGTTGATATAACAATCCATGACGAGGGCGTGCTTGTTTTCAAGATGGCACGAGGTGTTGTTGATGGATTGAAGGGGGCTAGATCCGTAACCTTTGACCGCCACTTTGACCTTGATGTCAGCGAAGAATGGGGTGGGTGGGGCTATGCCCGCCTAGAGATATTTGAGGGTGGTGCATACCTGACCTTCCGAGGTAAGCATTGTAGTGCCGAAGTAGAAGTAAACATAACCGAGCAGTTTAACCAAGCCATAGGAGAGTAAGCATGACCACATTCACAATGCAGGACTTAAACAACATACCCGTAACCAAAGAGGAGGAAGAAGCGATGGACGCACTAAGCCGTTTAGCAACAGGCAGACCCCTGTTGGACATAACCCCAACAACCCAAGACGCACTCAACAATCTAGCCTTACCACAGGCAGACCCACCCAAGCCCACGCTAGAAACAATCATTGCCAACATCTGTGCCCAACTACAACTCTTATCTTCGGTCATCAAGGAGGGGCAGGGGGCAGGGACAGATGTCCCCAGCCTGCAAGAGTGCGTGGACACCACGCTACAACAGGCTA